CCCAGCGCCATCGAAGGCAAACCATACGCTTGGGAGGTAAGTCATCATCCGGATGAGACGATGATCGCCGACGCGCCCGAGTGGTTGCTCGAGCTTCTCGAGGATAAAAAGCCGCTTGTCGATCTCTCGGACGATAAAGCCAAGATCACCGAAAACCGGAACGACACGCTCATGCACATGGGTGTGAAACTCCGCAAGATGGGCCTCGATCATCCGCAGATCGAGACGATGCTTCATTCAATAAACGAGAGCCGGTGTTTGCCACCTTTGCCTAAAAAAGAAATCTCAAATATCGCAAAGAGCGTATCGCGTTACAGCGTCGCCCAAGATGACAAACCGTCGGATCCGTTTACGGACGTGTGGAGCGCGGGACTTTTCTTCGAGAAGTACGGCGATGTGATCCGGTATTGCGACGCTTTGAACGGCTGGTTTATGTGGGACGGCACGCGTTGGAAAAAGGACGAAAAGTTTCAGATTCTTTCGCTTGCAAAGAACACCGCAAAGCAAATGTACCAGATGGCGAAGGCAAAAAACGACAAGTTTCTTTTTAAGCACGCTGTTCGGTCTGAATCGGAGACGCGGCTTCGGGCGATGGTGAATCTTGTTCGTTCGGAGGGCGAGATAGCGGCGATCTCAAGCCAGTTTGATAACGACATTTATCTTTTGAACTGCCGGAACGGAACTCTCGATTTAAGGACGGGAGAGCTTCACGCGCCTAAAAAGAGCGACCACATCACGCGGCGAGTCGAGTTCGACTACAAGCCCGATGCGGAATGCCCGGAGTGGCTTAAGTTTTTAGAGAGTATTTTTCAAGACGACAGAGAACTCATCGCGTTCATGCAGAAGGCGGTCGGCTACTCGCTCTCGGGCTCTACAAAAGAGCAGTGCATTTTTATTCTCTACGGCATCGGCATGAACGGAAAGTCCACGTTTTTGAAGCATCTTTTTAAAATCCTGGGCGATTACGCGATCAGCACTCCCGCCATGACGCTTATGGAAAAGCACAACGAAACGATTCCGAACGATCTTGCGCGGCTTAAAGGAACGCGGTTTGTCACGGCGGTTGAGTCAGGGAAGAACAGGGCGCTTGCCGAGGCGCAGATTAAACAGCTCACAGGCGATGATCCGATCTCGGCAAGATTTTTGCACCGCGAGTATTTCGATTATTTCGCTACGTTCAAAATATTCCTCGCTACAAATCACAAACCCAACATCTCAGGTACGGATAAAGGCATCTGGAGGCGAATCAGAACTATTCCATTTGAAAAGGTAATCAGCGCGGAAGAGCGCGACCCGCACTTGGACGAGAAATTGTTCGGCGAATATGAAGGGATGCTGGCTTGGGCGGTTAAAGGCTTTTCACTTTGGCAGAAGGACGGCTTGGGAGATGTTTTAAAAATCTCCGAAGCGACAAACGAGTACCGCGAGGAGTCGGACATCATCGGCGGGTTTATCGAGGAATGCTGTTCGGTCGGGCAGGATTGCAGAGCGTCTTCAACGGCACTTTTAAAGGCTGTGCAGATGTGGGCGAAGGATAGCGGGCTTCGGTCAATTCGGAGAAACGAGTTCTTGGATTACATGAAAAAACGGGGTTTCGAGAAAGACCGGCTTACCACCAGCGGTGAAAGAGGAAAGAATTACTGGTTCGGGATCGGCTTAAAGAGTGAAGAAAGTGAAGGAAGTGAAGAATTATTCGGGGGTCATCCCAATAATCACGATGGCTCGGGGCGCCCATTTTAGTGAAAAGGTACGAAAATAACTTCACTAACTTCACTACTTCACCAATTTTAGTGAAGAAGTGAAGTTTAGTGAAGAAACTTTTAAGCAAGCTTCACGCACTTAATACATTGAAAGTAAAGCAGTTATGGAAAAAGTGAAGAAAGTGAAGTTATTTCTCTATTTATACGCGTAAGAGAGAAAAGAAAAAAATAAATATATATGGAAGTAATAGGAAAACAACTTCACTTACTTCACTACTTCACTGCCGACGGGACGGCCTTGTTAGCCAGGCGGCATCAGGTGTTTGGGGAATTGCTCAAGCGGTTTGTGGACGGGACGCGGTGGTTGAACGCAGAGGTCATGCGCGGTGTGAACGTTGTGAACGACAAGCAGGACTTCAATCTGCTTGTGGTCGAACCGATGGACAAGATGTGGGGGGAGCTCACGCCAAGCGAGAAGGACTACTGGTGGATCGTGTTGCGTGCGACTCAGATTTTTAAAGGGAGGCTCGTTTGATGCGGTACTTCTTTCCAATCATTTTAATCTCACTCGATGTGTGGGCGGCGGTGGTCTACGCCTGTTGTGGCGATTTAAAGCGTGCGATCTATTGGCTCGCGGCCGCGGTGCTTACGAGTTGCGTTACATTTTAACGGGTCCTTAGGTGGGGGGTGGCGTCGCGGGTCGGGCGAGGCGTTCGCCTTTCCTCGGCAAAAACTATTTTTTTGGGTTTCCGCTTCCTATGGGTGCGGATCATATCGGTGTCCTGTGGGGCATAAAAGGCGTAACCATAAGCTATTTAATGGGTTGTAACTGTTTATTGAATCAAAAAAGGAGGTTTTTATTATGTCTGAAACAATCAAACAACCGGAAATTAGGAAATTCCTGCTTTCCTCAATCAAACCAGACCTGGAAAACCCGCGCGAAATTTCAGGCGGGGCTTTTTCGGGGTTAAAAGCCAGCCTTGAGCGCTTCGGGTACGTGGATCTTCTCATCGTTAATAAGCGAAATATGATGCTCGTTTCAGGCCATCAAAGATACAAGGCGTTGACGGAGGCCGGGATCACAGATGCTGACTGCATCGTCGTCGATCTGGACGAACTCGGCCATAAATCCTTAGCAGTCACGATGAATAACCAGCAGATCGTCGGCGCGTTCACGGCCGCGATCATCCCTATTTTGGAAAAGCTTCGACAGGAAGCTCCGGAAGAATATCTTGCGCTTCGGCTTGTGGAGTTAAGAAAAGAAGTCGCCGAGTTTGAGATTGAAAATAACGGTCTAGGGAATACCGCGCCTGACGATATCCCAGAGGGCGTGCCGCCGGTAATTGAGCCCGGTGATATATGGGAGTTGGGTACCCACCGGCTTATGTGCGGAGACAGCACGAAGGCCGAGGACGTCGCAAAACTTTTTAACGGTGAAAGAGCAAAACTCTTTTCGACCGACCCGCCGTATCTTGTGGACTACACCGGCAAAGATCGCCCCGGCGGCGGGAAGGACTGGTCGGACAAATATCACGAGATCGAAATTAAAGACATCGAAGGTTTTTTTCGTTCGATCTACGAAGTCGGCTTTCAGTTCGTTGAACAAAACGCCGCGATTTACATGTGGCACGCGGACAAGCGCGTTAAGGTCATCAATGAAATTTTAGAGAGCTTGGGCATCATGGTTCACCAAACAATTATTTGGGTGAAGCCCGCGATTCTCATGACCTTCGCATATTTTCCGTGGCGGCATGAGCCGTGTTTATTCGGATGGAAGAAAGGCTTTAAGCCGAATTTAAATTCGGTCTCGAAGTGGAGCGATAAAAATACTCTCAACAACAGCACCGTTTGGAAAGTAGATTTACTCCGCTCAGGTGACCCGATGGATCCCGCGTATTACTCGGATATTTGGGAAGTCGATTTTGACGGCAAGAAACGAAATAACGGCAAGCTTCATCCGACCACAAAGCCCACCGAATTATTCGCCATTCCCATGAGGATTCACACCCAGCCGGGGGACATTTGCTATGAACCCTTTTCGGGGTCGGGATCACAAATCATCGCGGGAGAGCGCGTGAACCGCCGCGTTTTTGCCATGGAGATCGAGCCGCATTTTTGCGACGTGGCCGTGAAACGGTGGAAAGATTTTACCGGCAAAGAAGCTAGGAGAGTTACTTGAGTGACGAGCCAGAAAAGAAAAAATTCGACATCATTGAAATCGCAAAGAAAAAGCGACACGCCTATCTTCTTGAGAAGCTTCAAAAGTCCTCATTAACAAAATCTGAACTTGAAGAATTAAAACAGCTTGAACACGCTGATCTTCCGGCCGGAGTTGTCGAGTCTCAGGACGATGTCGCCAGAACCTTCGGTGTCACAGGCCGCACGATCCGAAATTGGATCCAACAGGGAATGCCGGTCAGGGAAAACGAGGGCGGTTATGACCTTGCCGAGATTTACCGCTGGAAAGTCGAGAAGGACGGCGAAGTCGGAGAGCAGGGCAACCAAAAACATCATTGGGAAATTCACTATCGGCAATACAAAGCCCTCTTAGCTGAGATCGAATATAGAAAAGCGCTCGGCGAGCTTGTTACCAAAGAAGAGGTTGACCAAGGACGCGTTCAACGAATTCTTACAATAAAGAAAGCGCTCCTCGGATTACCGGATCGCCTCGCCCCGCAGGTCGTCAATCTCGATGTCAAAAGCGCCAAAACAATAATAAGAATTCGTATCGAAGAAATTATAAACGACTTTGCAAGGGGCGGAGACGGAATTATCGATGATCAATCAAGCGGCACCGGCGTGGTCTGAGATTGAACAAAACGCTTGGCAGCTACCCGAAGCTTTAACGGTTTCCGAGTGGGCTGACAAGTATAGGGTTCTGGATCCGATGGTTTCGGCAGAGCCCGGGCAATGGATTACGGAAAGAACGCCCTATCTTCGCGGCGTCATGGACGCTTTCATTGACGAAGAGGTCGAGGAAATAACGCTCATGATGCCAGCGCAAGTCGGAAAAACAGAATCAGAACTTAATTTTGTCGGCTACTGCATCGATCAGGACCCGGGCCCCCTCCTTTATGTAAGCGCTCGCGCCGATGACGCAGAAAACACGAACGTTAAGCGTGTCCAACCCATGATCAGGCTTTCGGAAGTTTTGCAGAAGCATATGACGGGTCAAGATGACAATTTTAAAAAAGAAGAAATCATCCTTGATCGGATGATCATTTATTTTTGCGGCGCGAGTTCCCCGGCCGCTCTTGCGTCAAAGCCAATTCGCTATCTCATCTTGGATGAGGTTGATAAATACCCTAAGTTTTCCGGCCGGGAAGCGGACCCGATCAAACTTGCCCGGGAACGCACAAATACTTTTTGGAACCGGAAGATCGTCAAGTCATCTACGCCGACCACCCGCCAAGGTTATATCTTTCGGGAGTATGAAGAAAGCGATCAGCGTCGGTATTTTGTTCCTTGCCCTTATTGCGGGGAATATCAGGTCTTTGTTTTTGGGCAGATCAAGTTTCCAGAAAACGAAAGACACCCTCAAAAAATAAGAGACGGACACCTTGCCTGGTATGAGTGCATTTCATGCAAAGGAAAAATCGAGGACGCTCAAAAACATCGATTGCTTTTAAAAGGTTCATGGCTTCAAAAAGATCAGACGATTAATAAGCAGGGAAAAATCTCAGGCGAGAAGATCATCACAAGAAAAATAGGGTTTTGGATGAACGCTATTTATTCGCCTTGGAAAACATTCTCGGATATAGCCGCTGAGTTTTTAGATTGCGAAGGTCGGCCAGAGCTTCTCATGAATTTTGTTAACTCTTGGCTTGCCGAAGTCTGGGAAGAAAAGGCTCTTGAGACTTCCGAAAAAAGAATTTTAAAACTCAAGATGGATTACTCGGCAATGACAATCCCGGGCGGCGCTGTTGTTTTGACAGCCGGTGTTGACGTTCAAAAGGATCATTTTTATTACACGATCCGAGCGTGGGGTTTGTATGAGGAATCCTGGCTTGTCAGAGCGCTTCGCGTCGAAGATTGGGAGGAGCTTGTCACCGATATTTTTTTAACAGAATACTCCGGGGACGACGGATTCAAAGCGTATGTAAGACTTGCCTGTATCGATTCAGGATATAGAACTGACGAAGTTTATGAGCTTTGCCGGAAATGGCGCGACAGATCGCGGCCAACGAAGGGCGTTGATCGGCTAAGCGGCGCGCCATATATCGTTTCTAAAATCGACAGAAACCCACGCACAGGCCAGGTGATCCCTGAAGGCCTGTCTCTTTTTCGCATCGACACGACACTTTTCAAAGACAAAATTTCCCGGCTCGTAAATGCCCAAAAAGAAGACCGTAGCCAGTGGCATATCTACAAAGACACTTCGGATCAATATGTAAAGCAGATGTGCTCCGAGCATAAGGTCATTGTCAGAAACAGGCGAAAAGGCCAGGCGTGGGAACAGTGGCAACTTAAAGGCTCCGCGACACCAAATCACTTCTGGGACTGTGAAGTAAACGCTCTCGTAGCGGCCGATATGCTCCGGGTCAACGCCTTAAAACCCGGCGACATCGAGAGAATAAGAACGGCTCACAAAAAAGAACGCGGCGAACCCATTCAGGGAGAGTCAGGGGGCTGGAATCTCGGAAATACTTCGGGATGGTTCAATCGATGAACTGGCTCGGAGAAGATAAGAATTGGTTTCCGAGCCAATCCAGAAAGACGGCACCACGTGCCGGAGAAAAAAATAAAACAGAGCTGAATATAAATTCTTCGGTCGATTACGTTGTTGTAAGGTGTCCGGTTTGCAAATCGAAGAAATGTCCCGCTTATTCTTCGGATCCGCCGGTTCGTTATCACCGTTGTGAAAACGGTCACAATTTTAAATCCGTCGAGAAATAGAGGGCTTTTGCCCTCTTAACAAGGCAGGTTTTATTTTCTCTAAAATGACTTGATAACTACAACCGTTATGGCACCCTCCCACCAAGATTGAAAGACAACAAAAAAAGGAGAAAAAAATAAATGCAGATCACAGTTAAAACATCGCAGTTCGAATTCGCGCATGGCAAGAAACCACGGGGTGTCGGTTACTGGCACTTCCAGATCGTCGGAACCAACTTAACGGAAGGCGACAAAGAGTTTGTCTTTAACGGCTCATATGGCGAGGCGGTAAAGGCTTTGAGAAAACGCATGACGGAGCTTCGGTCATTTACGGCCGTGGTTTTGTCGTAACTAAAGGAGGATAAAAATGACAAACATCGAAGTGGTTGATATTCGGAAAATCGTAGGTGACGGAAGTCTCAAGGCTTTCGCGGACGTGAAATTCTCAGACGTGATCATCGTCAAGGGTTTCAACGTCCTGATGGGGAAGCGTGGCGTGTTCGTGACGATGCCACGCAAGGCGTCGAAGGATGGCCGGTGGCTCAATATCCTGACGCCGCTGAACGATGAAGTCAAAAAAGAGATCGAGGATAAGGTGCTCGATGCTTATGAGAAGGAGTCGGAGTGAGTCTCTCGAACATTTTATTGACTGAGTCCGTTTTCAAAACGCTTCAGATTCTTGGCTATAAAGTTCTTCTTAGGAACTACGAGTGCACAATCGGCACAGTCGATTTTGTAGCCAAAAAGAACGGGAAGCTTTTCTTCGTTGGTGTGAACAGGCCGCGTATCGAAGTTCAGCTGGTCTCAACTTACTATCTGAAGCGGTACGGGATCAAGGACGTTCAAAGCGCGGAGATCATTCTATGAAAATAATCCGAGTTGATGAACACGTGGCACGTCTCATCGAGCGCAACCAAAAAGAAGGCGAATCTATAAATGACACGGTTCGTCGGCTCATCGGACTTGGCAAAAGGAAGGGATCGAAATGAGGTACGTTCACCCAGATCACAATGTCGTGATAAACGCCCAAGGCGGTTACGCCGTCCTTGAGCGGCTGGGGTTTAAAACAGAGGAGAATGAAATGGCGAAGAAGAAAAAAGCTGTGGCCAAAACGGCCGCACCGAAGAAGGTCGAGTTAGCGTCAAAAGAAACAGTCACAAAAGCGAGCGAGGAATTCAGAAAAAAAGTCCTCGGTGGAAAAAACGGAAAAACACGCAACGAGATGATGCTCGAGGTCAAGTCGATGGGTGTCAAAAACTTCCGCGTGATGAATAAAGAAGAGCTCGCGGAGATCGTTGGTGGCGCAAAACCTGATCGCATCGAGGCGATTATGAAAGAGGCGGTTACGCGCTGGAAGGCTGGCTGGAAGAAGAAATAAGCGGAGTGGCCGGAGGCCGCAAGGCTTCCGGTTAACGCTACGGCTCGGTCACAAGTCCGGGCATAACTAAAAGGATTCAGGTGATTCATGAGAAAAATAAATACCGAAAAATTAACGGAGCCGGAGAGAACCGCTTTGGCGATCAATCGGTGTCTTCGCTATCAACTTGCCGAGGCCAAGCGTCAGCTGAGACGCATAAAATTGTCGCATAAAGCTCGTTACCAATTATTGGTAACGACCCCCTTTAAATAAAAACAAACGGCTGTATCATGGAGCTTAGGAGAAATCCTAAGTTTTTTGCTTTTCTATCGTCGGCCTCATGAACCGGCGATCCTGACAACTGAATAAAGCCCTTCTCGAGAAGGCAAGACAAACAACTCATAAGGTTGTTGTCTTGCCTTTTTTATTTGGTTGTCAGGAAACCTTTGGAGGAAGCAGTGGCAGTAACCGTCCAGACAATGCTCGACAACGTGGAAGCCGCGATCAACACGCGTCTCGCGGGTGGTGCCGTTCAGGCTTATACCATCGGCGGTCGAAACATCCAGTATTGCTCGTTAAAAGAGCTTTACGACATTCGAAGCTTGCTCCGTAAAGAAATCAACTCAGCCGCTTCTGGCTCGTCAACGAACTACGCAAGCTTCAAAGACCCAATATGAAAAACTCTCAAGAAAAAATCTCGCTCGGCAATCGCATCGGAGGCGGCCTCGACAAAATAATCGGCATCTTAGCGCCCAAGACCGCATATCGCCGCATGGTGTATCGCCGGGCGGGAGACATCATGGTGTCCGGCTTTTATAAGGGTGCGGGTTATGACCGTTTAAAAAGCTCTTGGATCCCAGGTCGCGGATCTGCCGATCAGAATCTTTTACTCGATCTTCACATTTTAAGGGAAAGAAGCAGGGATCTTAATGCGAATGACCCACGCGCCTCCGGCATCACAAAGACTTTGGTCAATAACACCGTTGGCACCGGCATTCGTCTTCAGTCAAGAATCAGCGCCGAAGATTTAGGCATCACCGACGAACAAGCCCACAAGCTTCAAGGCCAATGCGAAAAGATTTGGGAGAAGTGGTGCGGATATGCTGATGCGGCCAACCGCATGGATTTTTATGAAATCCAGCGTCTAATCGACCGCCAGATTCTTGAAAGCGGCGAAGGTCTCTTTATTCCGGCGATGTTGAATGATCCGAACCGCCCGTATTCCTTAGCTCTCGACATTATCGAACCGGATCGCCTGCGGACACCGTTTGCGTTTATAGGCGATAAAAATATCAGAGGCGGTGTCCGGGTCGGCGACCGCGGGGAACCTCTTTCGTATTTCATCAGTAAAAAGCACCCGGGCGATTATCTTTACGGCGGTGGTTCTTACGATTTTCAATATACCGAAATTCCTACCTTTAATAACCAAGGCCGGAAAAATATCATTCATATTTACGAAATCGAACGCCCAGGGCAAACCCGCGGCATTCCTTTTTTCACACCAGTCCTTGATTATTTTAAGCATCTTGTCGATTACGAAGAGGCCGAGCTTGTCGCGGCACGTATATCGGCCTGTTACGCCCTCATTATTGAAACCGAGAATTCAGCCAGCGCATCGATTGCCGCATCTGACGAAACGAATCTAACCAATCAGCGCTTAGAAAAGCTCGAACCGGGCATGATCAAGCGCACGGCTCCGGGTGAAAAGGTCGAGTCTTTTAACCCAGCGCGCCCCTCTGGAAATTTTGACCCGTTTGTTTTCTCAATTTTACGCGCAATTTGCACAGGTCTAAATCTTCCTTACGAGATCGTCTCAAAAGATTTCACAAAAACAAATTACTCGAGTGCCAGAGCCGCACTTTTACAGGCTTACCGTTATTTCAAACAGCGGCAAGTTTCTTTGTCGAACAAGCTTTGCCAGCCGGTTTACGAAATGCTTCTTGAGGAGGCGTATCTCAGGGGTGAGCTCGACGTCCCCGATTATTACGCTCGCCGCTACGACTACAACAAAGCGCGCTGGATAACACCCGGATGGCAGTGGGTCGATCCCTTAAAGGAGGCTGAAGCGGCGGAGCTTTCGATCAATAACGGTATTTCGACCTTAGCTGATGAATGCGCCTCGCGCGGGGATGACTGGGAAGAAAAAATCGAGCAAAGAGCCCGTGAAGTCAGAAAGATTCAAGAACTCGAGAAGAAATACGGAATCCAGATTATCAATCAGCAAAACAAACCCAAGTCACCGATTAAGCCGAATAGTTCGGGATCCGAGACTTTGCCGGGCGACCCGAACAATCCGTCAAACCCAGGGGGGTAATTAATGAAAAATATTATCCAAGACGTTTATTCAAAGGCTTGGGCAATCCGCGAGGAAACGCTCACCGTCATCACACAGAGAAATCTTTCGACTGAAGATGCCACGAAGGAAACTTTTGTCGCCGCTTTAAAAAACCGGCCAGAGATTAAACAAGAGGGATACAGCGTCGTGAACGGTGTCGCCGTTATTCCGATTCACGGCGTCATTATGAAAAGCCCCGATTTCTGGGATCTTCTTTATGGGGCGGTTTCAACGAGCTCCATTCAAAACATGGTGAGCGCCGCAATCGCGGACCCGACCGTTCAAAGCATAGCGCTTGATATCGATTCACCCGGCGGGACGGTCGCTGGCACCGCTGAAACTGCCGATTTCATTTACGCCTCTCGTGCGAAAAAGAAAATCTACGCATTTGCCAGCGGCCAGATGGCATCGGGCGCTTACTGGATCGGCTCGGCGGCAAACAAGATTTACGCCACGAAAACGACGGAAGTCGGCTCAATCGGTGTTTATACAACCATGATCGATATGTCGGTCTTGGCGCACAACGCTGGCATCAAGTTTGAAATCATCAAGGCCGGTAAATACAAAGCGCTCGGTCATCCCGCTAAACCAATCTCCGAAGAAGAAAAACAAATCGCGCAAACAAGAATCGACGACATTTATTCGGTGTTTGTCGACAGCGTTGCGCGTAACAGGGGTGTGTCCGTCGACAAGGTCATGCAAGTCGCGGATGGGCGTGTCTGGATCGCCGAGAAGGCGGTCGAGATGGGTCTCATAGACGGA